ACTGACTCAGGAAGCGCAGCTCTAATCCCTACTGAAGTGCTAAAACCACACTTTGTAAACAAAACACGTAATCCACTTTTGGACCTTGTAAAACGTGTTCAAGTAACAAGTGGATCTGGTAAGTTCCCAGTTATCAAGAAAACTGACAACAAAATGTCATCAACAGATGAATTGAAAGCTAATCCAGAACTTGCAAAACCAAACATTAGTGAAGTTGACTATGCAATCAAGACTTATCGTGGTTATATCCCTGTATCACAAGAAATGATTGACGATGCAAACTACGATATCATGGCAATTGTAGAAGATGAAGTATTTAACCAAGGAGAAAATACAGAACTTTCATTGATTGCTTCTGTTCTAAAAACAGCTACCAATGCTGATGCAACTGGATTTGATGGAATTAAAGACATCTACAACAAGAAACTTAAACCAATCTACAAAGCAAGTATCGTTGTAACACAATCAATGTTCGCTGCTCTCGATAAAGTGAAAGACAAAGAAGGTCGCTACATGCTTCAACCGGATGTCACTTCACCTACTGGTTACTCATTCGGTGGCAAAACTATCTACACAGTAGAAGATACTGTTTTCGGAAACGAAGGAGAAATGAAATTCTTCATCGGTGACATTACTGAATTTGTTGGATTGTTTGACCGTTCTCAAGTGTCTGTTAAATGGGTGAACAACGACATCTATGGTCAATTGCTTGGTCTCTTCATCCGTCTGGATGTTAAGAAAGTAGATGAAGCTGCTGGATTCTTTGGTACTTATACTGACGCAGTTGGGTAAGGAGGTGGCTTTTGAGCTATACAGTAATCCGTCCATTCAAGGACTTAAACGATCCCGAACAACATGACTATTCAGTCGGTGATGCCTTTCCTCGTGAAGGGCATGAACCAACTGAAACTTTTACCAACGGTCTTTTGAATGGGTTAAACAGTGCTGGTTCAATCTTCCTTGAGGAAGTTCCAGATGAAAAACCTAAAAAACAAAAAGCTAAACCAGTTGTAGAAGAAGAGCCCATCGCAGAAGAAGAGGAATAAACATGAATGAATTTCAGCTTTTAGAGTTGCTGAAACTCAAGTTAGGTATCTCTACCAAACTGAGAGACAAGCCACTAGAAAAAATCATTTCAAGTGTCATCACTGAATTGACCGACAATCTCGGTGTTGAGCTTGTCGGTGACCGTGCTGATCATGAAATGTTTATCGTTGACTATGCTGCATATCGTTATGAAGGTGGAGTGGACATGCCACGACACCTTCAATGGCGATTACACAATTTGCAATTATCATCGAAGAAAGAGGTTAAGAATGTGGAACAATGAAATCACACTAACCTCTAGGAAAATCAAAGGTAAGGACAAGCTCAAACAACCAATCTACAAAGAAGAAGAAGTGACAATTCTGTGTCGCAAAAAGAAAGTTACTCGCTCTGAATTTTATCAAGCTAATCAATCAGGATTAAGACCAAGCTTAGTTGTCGAAGTTCATAATTTTGAATACGACAACCAAGAATATGCAGTATTTGAAGGTAAGAAATATTGTGTCTTAAAGACCTATCCAATTGATTCTGAAATTTTGGAATTGACTTTATCGGAGAAATTAGAATGAGCATTGACCTCGCTGATTTAATTGCAAAAGAGCTAGCTTCATACTCAACTGAGTTTTCAGAAGGAGTGGAAAAGATTGCTGAAGAGGTAGCAGAAGAAGCAGTCCAGGAGTTAAGACAGACCAGTCCGAAAAGATATGGAAAATATCGCAAAGGATGGAAAAAGAAGAAGCTAGCAAATGGCTCTTATGTTGTCTTTAATTCTGTCGCCAGTCTTACTCACCTACTTGAGAACGGGCACATCCTACGAGGTGGTGGTCGTGTATCTGGTATAGTCCACATTAAACCAGTTGAAGAAAAAGTTATCGAGAATTTTGAAAAAAGAATCAAGGAGATTGGCCAATGAAACTTTCAGAGTTTGCTGATATTTTAGAGAAATCAGACTTACCTGTAACTTATCGAGTGTATCAAGAAAATAATGTTCCTGATATGCCTTACCTGATTTACTATGAATCTAGTCCAGCAATCAATGCAGCTGACAATACAATTAATCATGAGATTAAGATCGTGACAGTCGAGCTTGCATTTGAGCGCAAGGATGAAGATTTGGAAGAGCGACTAGAAGAGCTGTGGAAATCCCACGAGCTCTTTTTTGAAGCTCAAGAAGAAACATTTATCGAGACTGAAAGGCTATATGTCAAGCCTTATACAGTCTATTTATATTAAGGAGGAATGACATGCCCGAAAACAAAGTAACGTTTGGTTTAAAAAATGTTCACATTGCACCAGTTAAAACAATTGGGGCAGATGGAGTGATTACTTATGATGAAGTATTTCGCTTCCCTGGAGCAATGGACTTGACGCTAGATCCAAAAGGTGATTCTGGAGCAGTTAAAGCAGATGACATTGACTACCATTTCATCAACTCAAACGAAGGATATGATGGAAAACTTAAAGTACCCCATATCATCGAAGCATTTGCAACTAAGATTTTAGGAGAAATCAAAGACTCTCAAACTGGTGTTATGACTGAAAAAGGAGATGCAGAACCAACAGCATTCGCTATTATGTTTGAATTCTCTGGTGATAAGAACAAGACTCGTCATGTTCTTTATTACTGTTCAGCAAGTCGCCCATCAAATGGATCATCAACTAAAAACGGGACAAACGTAAATGAACGTGAACTATCTTTCAAAGCTAGTCCTCGTCCACTTGACTCAGTTATCAAACGTTCAATCACTTCAGCTGATAACAACGAAGTCTACAACAAATGGTTCGAAAAAGTTTATGAACCTAACGCTGTTGGTTAAGGAGAAATAGTATGCGCAAAATCATCATGGTTGGCGAGAAAGAGTATGAGTTGGGAACAAGCGCTTATACTCCAATTGCCTACAAACAACAATTTGGTAAGGATTATTTCCAAGATTTATTCTCAATGTTGCAAAATCAATCCATTATGTCCGAATTGAACAAACTGAATTCTGACGAAAAAGAATCAAACGAAGTCGATATTTCAATCTTATCAGATTTTGACATGACATTCTTTAATCGTCTATTTTGGACTTTTTCTAAAACTGCAAATCCACACATCAAACCATACGAACAATTCTTTATGGAAATGGAAACATTCCCAATCCAAGAAATTGGACCTGAGTTGATGGAAATGCTGAATGCAAGCATGTCAACAAAAAAGTCCCAGACCAGTCAGAAACAGCTAGCGATGAAATCTTCACAGTAGAATCTTATCTATCCTGTTGCAAAGAAACAGGATTGTCTATTGATGATTTAAAGAACATTTCAATCGGAATGGCTTTAGATTATCAAACAGATTATGTGAATTTACGAAGCGAAAGTAAGAAAGGAGAGCGAAAAGCCAACCAAGCTGATTTTGACAATTTTTAAAAGAAAAGGAGTGCTGAGAGAGCGATTCTGAGGTCAAGTTCATTGACCTGACTGCATTATCAGTCATAAAAGTTCTCTCAGCGCTTTTTATTTTTTAGAGAAAGGAGGAAACATGGCAGGAAATATTAAAGGCATCAAGATTGAGATTGATGGAGACACGCAACCCTTACAGAAGGCACTCAAGAATGTCAACAAGGCTGCAACAGATGCAACCCAAGAATTAAGGCAAATTGACAAAGCTTTAAAATTCGATACAGGAAATGTCACTCTATTAACTCAAAAACAAGAGGTCCTACAAAAACAAGTTTCTAATACAAAAGAAAAATTAGAAACTTTAAGACAGGCACAATCTCAGGTTGAACAACAATTCAAAAGTGGGAACATTGGTGCCGATCAGTATAGAGCATTTCAACGTGAAGTAGAAACTACCAAGAATGTTCTTGAAGGCTATAAAGGAAAACTAGCAAATGTCAACCAAGCACTTTCAGAAAACGGCAATGCTACCCAAAGCAATAAAAGTCAGCTTCAGAACTTGCAGAAAGAACAGAATCGCCTTGCTAGCGAATCTGAAAAAGTCGTAAGTTCATTTAAACTACAAGAAAGTCAGTTAGGTGCTAATGCTAGCGAATCTGAAAAACTAGCTCTGGCACAGAAAAAAGTCGGTTCTCAATCCTCTATCGTTGCTAAGCAGATTGAAAATCTTGAGAAGCAGTTAGAGTTAACTAAGCAAGAATATGGTGAAAATTCAGTTGAAGCCAACAAAATGGAAGCACAACTGAACCAAGCTAAAACATCGTATTCAAATCTATCTCAAGAGATGAAAAACTTGGGTAGTGCTGGTAAACAAGCTGCTAATACTTTAGGTGAGACAAACAACCTTTTAAAAGCAGAGTTACTTAATCAATTTTCTGAGAAACTATCAGATATCAGCCAGAAGATTGTTGATTTTGGTAAAAGTGCATTAGAAGCCTTCAGGCAAGTTGACGAAGGCATGGACACTATCGTTACCAAAACTGGTGCGACAGGCGATAGTTTGAAAGAAATGCAAGACATTGCCGCAAACATCGCAACAACTATTCCAACTGACTTCAGCAAAGCTGGTGAAGCAGTCGGAGAGGTCAACACACAGTTTGGATTAACTGGCGATGCTCTCAAAGATGTTTCCATAGAGATGATTAAGTTTGCTGAAATTAACGGTACAGACATTACCAATTCAACTATTTCAGCAAGTAAAGCCTTGGAAGCTTACGAGCTATCAACTAGCGATTTAGCGAAAGTCCTAGATTCTACTACATATACAGCTCAATCGACTGGTGTATCTGTTGATGACTTGATGAAAAAAGCCATTGAAGGCGCACCGCAAATTAAAATGCTAGGTCTTTCATTTGAAGAAGGTGTAGCGTTGCTCGGACAATTTGAAACGAGCGGTGTGGATGCTTCAGGCGCTTTGTCAGGTTTAACAAAAGCAGCAGGAACTTATGCTAAACAAGGTAAAACTTTGAAAGAAGGTCTTATCGAAACAATTGATAAGATAAAGAATACTACTAGCGAAACCGAAGCAATGGGACTAGCAATGGAAATATTTGGTGCTAAAAAAGCACCTCAAATGATTGATGCTATCAAGCGTGGAGCATTTGATTTTCAAACGTTCTCCGAAGCAGCTGAAAATTCAGTAGGGGCAGTCTCAAACACTTTTGAAGCTACTCTTGATCCAATTGACAAATTCAAGACAGCTCAAAACTCAGTTACTTTAGCAATGTCAGAGCTAGGCGCAGCAATAGCTGAAACTCTAGCACCTACATTTGAAGTGTTAGGGAATATGGTCAAAGACATAGCAGAGTGGTTCAGTGGTCTACCTGGTCCAGTAAAAGAATTCATCGTGATTTTAGGAGGTGTAGTCACAGTCGCTGGGATTCTAGTCCCGATATTCTTAACCTTGCAAGCAGCAGCAGTTGCGCTTGAAACATCCATCGGAGCAATGATTGCAGCAGCTGCATCAATAATCGGTATTGCTGCTTTAATTGTTGCCGCTATTGCAGCAATCGTGATTGGCATCAAGTATCTATGGGATACAAACGAGGGATTTCGTGACGCTGTCATGACAGTCTGGAATGCTATCATGGAAGTCATCAACAGAGTTGTGAGTGAAGTTTCTAACTTCATCATGAGTATGTTCGGAGTTGTTGTCAATTGGTGGACCGAAAACCAAGAACTTATACGATCTAGTGCAGAAACGGTCTGGAATGCTATCCAAACCGTAATTGATGCAGTCATGACTTTCTTAGGTCCATTAATCGAGGCCGCATGGGCGAATATCCAACTGGTCATCACGACCGCTTGGGAAGTCATAAAAACTGTTGTTGAAACTGCAATCAATGTTGTCTTAGGCATTATCAAGGCAGTCATGCAGATCATCACAGGTGACTGGTCAGGAGCATGGGAGACCATTAAAAGCACTATATCAACCGTTTGGAACGCTATCCAAAGCATTTCTCAAACAGTCATGGGTGCACTTCAATCATATATTTCAAATACCCTTAATGCTATTTCAGTAGCAGTTTCAGGTATTTGGAATGGGATTAAAGCAACCGTAGAATTTGTACTCACTAGCATTTACAACAATGTAACAAATACATGGGATGGTATTAAGAATGCAATTGGTAGCGCCATTAATGGTGCGAAAGATCTTGTAAGTTCTGCAATCAGTGCTATCAAAGGACTATTTAATTTCAGCATTAGTTGGCCACATATTCCACTACCTCACTTTTCAGTAAGTGGTTCAGCAAATCCGCTCGATTGGCTAAAAGGTCAAATACCTAGGATTGGTATCGAGTGGTACGCAAAAGGCGGTATCATGACGAAACCGACTTTCTTTGGTATGAATGGAAATAATATGATGGTTGGTGGCGAAGCTGGAAATGAAGCGGTATTGCCACTTAATGAAAGAACACTTGGCGCAATTGGTCGAGGTATTGCTCAAACGATGGGTGAAAATCCAACAAACATCAACATTACAATAACTGGTAATGTTGTCAGAGAAGAAGCGGACATCACTAGAATTGCTGACCAAGTTGCTCAACGAATTGCCGATGAAATCCAACGTAGAACCCAATTGAGAGGAGGGATCGTATGATAAAGTATAACGAGCTAGTTATTGACGGTGTGAGAACATCATCTTTTCCTTTTAAGGTCATTGTCCACGATTCTCCCTCAATTGCTTTGGGAGAAAGTAAGACAGAACTCTTGGAGCATGGTGGTATCAGTGGAGCGATAGTTCAGACAAATAAACATCGTAAACTAGTTCAGAAACCTTATACGATTTATCTAGTCAAACCTACTGAAGAACAAATGAATCAATTCATGAGTCTATTTATCCGTGAGAAATTTTGGTTAGAAAGTGAGCGAGTTAAAACAACTCGTCTCTGGTGTTATAAGGCCAACGCCAGCGATCTTGAAGAAACACAACCTGGTTTGTATATGACAAAAGTAACATTCACTTGCCACCCTACCAAACATTTCAAAACCACTGACACACAAAGATTGACTGGAAATGGAGTTTTAACCACTCAAGGCTCTGCTCTTGCCTTTCCTAAAATCACAATCGTTGGACAGAGCGCTACTGAGACTTCGTTTACTATTGGCGGACAAGTCATCAGACTTGAAAACCTCACAGAATCGCTTGTAATGGTCAACAATCCAGACAATCCAAGCTTTAAGACCACAACAGGAAAACCAGTTAAATGGTCAGGTGATTTTATTACTGTTGATCCATCAAAACTGAAAAATGTCGGTGTAGTTTTGGGTCCTGGCATTCAATCAATTGAAATCGAAACAGTTTGGGGGTGGGCATAATTGCTTTATTTACTTGATAAGAATGTGAGAACTGTTCGCTGGAACGGTGAGCCACTTCATGAAGCAACATCTGCAATTGTCAAAGAATCGATGAACGGCGACTTCATTCTTACTGTAAAATATCCAATTTCTGACACAGGAATTTACAAACAAATCAAAGAGGATATGCTGATAAAATGTCCTACACCCGTTCTAGGACCTCAGTTATTCCGTATCAAGAAACCTGTTGAGGACAATGACCAACTCGAAATCACGGCATATCACATCACAGACGACATCATGCAACGTTCTGTGAAACCTGTTAAGGTTGCAAATCAAACTTGTTCAATCGCACTTTCTCAAATGGTTCAAAATGCCAAAACTGATTTAGGTGATTTCTCATTTACAAGCGATATTCAAGAGCATAGAACATTCAATATGACAGAAACAGAGAATATCTATTCTGTACTTCTGGATGGTAAGCATAGTATCGTTGGCACCTGGGAAGGTGAATTAGTGCGCGACAACTTCTCATTAACGGTTAAAAAGAATCGTGGTGAGAATCGTGGTGTTGCAATCACTACACACAAGAATCTAAAATCTTATCAACGCTCTAAAAACTCGCAGAACGTTGTTACTAGAATTCATGCTCGGTCTACATTCAAACCTGAAGGTTCTGAACATGAAACAACAATCAAGGTGACAGTAGATAGTCCGCTTATCAACTCTTATCCCTATATCAACGAGAAAGAGTATGAGAACAACAATGCTAAAACTGTTGAAGAGTTGAAAAAGTGGGCACAAGCTAAATTCACAAATGAAGGCATTGACAAGGTCTCTGACTCAATCAAGCTTGAAGCTTATGAATTAGATGGACAAATCGTCCATTTAGGGGACACAGTCAATCTCAAGAGCTTAAAGCATAATGTTGATATTTTCAAAAAGGCTGTTGCTTACGAGTATGATGGACTAAAAGAAGAATACATTTCTTTAGAGTTTGACGACAAGGCTGGTTTTGGAGGTTCAGGAGTATCTAATGGCCTTTCTGATGTAACAAATGCGATCCTTGGAGTAACCTACTCAGCCCAAGAAATTGCAATTGAAAGAGCTGCTAGAAATGCTAATTTAGCTTTTGAACACCAATCAAATCAATTGAAGAAAGAAGTCGAAGATGGCATTGAGTTAATCAAAGCGAAGTCCGAAGAAAATAAACGTTCGCTATCTGATGAAATCAATCAAAAGTTTCACGACTTCAGCCCAGAAGGATTTGAAGAAGCAAAAGCAAAAGCAGAAGAAGCCTTGAAAAAGGCTGGAGCAGGCTATGAATTAGCAGATGAAGCTAAAAATAGAGCACTTGAAAATATTAGAGATTTAAACGCTTTTAAAACAAGTGTTCAAGAGGAACGCGAAAACTTATCAGATGAATTGAAACGCTATTCACGAGAAGAAACAGAAAGTCGGATTACTTCTCTCCGTGAATCATTCGGCAATAGATTTGTAGCAAGGAGCACCTACCTTGAAAATGTCGAGGGTACGAATCGACGCTTTGAAGCACTCACAAGAGATAATGAAGCCAAGTTAGCAGAATACAAGCAAGGCATTGACGGACGTATCGCAACAATTACAAGTCAAATTGCTGGCAAGGTCAATGAAGCAGATTTCCAACGTGTCAAAGAAACGGCTCAATTATACGAGCGCATTTTAGGTGGCGCTGAAAATGACGTGTCGAGAAATATTTCACGTATGGTTTTGAGCAACCAAATTTTTCAGACGGAAGTTGGAAAATATTCAACGCAAGGTGGCCCGAATATGCTCCGAAATTCGAGAGCGGACGACGGTTTGAAGTATTGGACGGAAGCAGACGGAAGATTAGGATTCACAGCTCACAGCTTCTATTTTAACGGCCAAAAACGAATGTTTGAGTTGCGACCGGGGGCAGTTGTTAAAAGTCCACGTTTCATCGTCAAGCGTAGTGCTGATTACACATTGAATTTTTTAGGATTTGACAACAACTCAAAATATTTAAAAATTTACTTCTGCAAGCGTAAAAAGGGTTCTACGGCAGATTTTGAAGAAAAACAGCTTATCTATGATGGTAAGCCAAAATGGACTAATGGGCCGGTTTTTGATAACGAAAAAACTATCAAAAAATCATTTCAATTTAATATTGGAAATTTTGACGATGGCTATCTTCAGTTTGAGTATGACAGAAACAACCCTAATAAGTGGGGCGGTCTATTTATGACCGAGCTTGATTTTTATGAAGGCACAAATGACCGTAAATGGCAACCGGCGCCCGAAGATAGCGCAGAACCTATCGAAGCGGTACGGACACAAATGACACTGCTTGCTGGCTCATACGCTATTCAAAATTTGAACAGTGCTGGGGATATCATTAATGGTATCAATTTAGGAGCAAATGGTAATAACCGTATTGTTGGTAAGGCAACTCATATCACAGGAGACACGCTGATCGATAATGCGGTTATCAAGTCAGCTATGATAGATAAGTTAAAAACAGCTAACTTTGAAGCTGGTTCAGTCACTACCACTATCTTAGGAGCTGAAGCGGTTACTGCTGAAAAGGTTAAATTTGATGCAGCGTTTATTCAGAAGTTGGTTTCACAACAAGCATTCATTGATGAGTTGTTTGCGAAACAAGCGACCATTACTCAGATTCAATCCATTGATTTTACAGGCAATAATATCAGAGGTGGAAAAATTTCATCACTAAACAGCGTGACTGATTTTGATTTACAGACTGGTTGGATTGATATGAACAAGGAAGCCGTCGGAATACGAAATAGATTCCCTGGAAAACCTATGCAATTCCTTATTTTTGGTCAAGGCTCACTTAATGGGGTTAACGGTGCATATACTCAACTTATGAGTAACCGTAACGGAGTTACAGGGATTGAACATACTTCGGCAGGTATTCAAATCTGGAACGGTAAGCAAGGCGAAAATATTCAGACAGCTATTACATTTTATGGAAAATTGATGGACTTTATGCCAAATTCGCTAGGTGGTGGAATTACCGTGAACACCGAAAACCGTACAATTTCAAATTTGGATAATATTTATTTCCGTGGAACATCTTTAGCGACAATCCTAGATTTAATTGACAAGAACTTCATAGGTATTGAAAAACATTTTAAACATAATAAACTCGGCGCTCCTGGACGTTATACTATTAGAATTTAGAAAGGTAGAACATGAACACACAAGATAAAGTTATTAACAATTTAGCAATTCAACTTGCTAATAAGACAATTACAGAAGCATTTAGCACTACTGAACGCGATGAGGCACAAGCACAACTTCAAGAAGCTAATAGCCAACTTGAAAAAATCAACAAGGTCTTACAGTCAAATGAAGAATTAAAGGCTCTATTTGACAAAGTGGCAGAAGAATTAGACAAACCAAAGGAAGAAGGGTAATATATGACATTTAAAGTAGTAAATAAATACTTACAAGACAACAACCGTACTTTCGTTGCTATCCGACAAGAAAATCCATATACGGCTTTTGACCGTGTTTTGATTGGCGACCGTGTGAACGAATCAGATGAGGTGCTTATCCAAGCGGTACTCGGTCAAGTCGCTACTGAATTAAATCCGGCGGACGGGGTGAAGAAGCTTCAAGAAGATTTGCATACTCAGGCTCAAGAATATGAAGTCAAGCTCGCTGAGAAAGATACAAAAATCGCAGAAGTTAAGGCAGTAGCAGATTGGGCAGTACTAGTTCGTGTAACAGATGTAGATAACCCACTAGACCCTACTTTATTCAAGCGTGGACTTGAACTTGTCGACCTTGGTCAAAGTGGAAAAACTTACAAATCGCAAGAAATTTTCACGCTTGAAAATCCAAACCACGTTGAGAAATTCCAAGAAGGCCAACGTGTCATGGTTCAAGTGAACGAAGAATTCACTTATCAGGGGCAAACGTTGGAAGAACTAAAAGACCTTGAGAAAAATGGTAAACTGGGCATCTGGAAGTGGACTGAACCAAAACCAGAGAACCAATCTAGCGAGCTAGACACTCAACCTGTTCAATAAGAGGTGATATATGCAAGATTTAGCATTTCATGAATTATTAGAGCACCTCAAAAATTTATCTTACAGTCCATACATCCACTTTTTCTTTTGGCTGATGGTTTTAGATATTGTGACAGGTTACATCAAGGCATTCAAGACTAAGCGTTTTGATAGCAAAATTGGAACAATGGGATTGATTCGACACTTCATTGTTTTCGCAGTCATCTTGCTTGTTGCCATGTATGCCCGTTCCCTTGGTTTCCGTAGCTTCGGGATTGCTTGGACCATGTTTTTCTCATTCAATTATCTATTTTCAGTTATTGAAAATTGGGAGATGATCGGGCTAGCATTTCCAGAATTCCTAAAACCGTATATCAATCAAATCAAAAAAGACAACGCTCGTAAGATAGGTCAGTTATTGGTCAACATTGACCAAAAAGACAAAGTAGAAATTGAAGTAAAGGAGAAAGACGATGCAACAAATTAACGAAATCATCATCAATGGAGCAATTAGTATTCTGGTAATTTTGACTGGAATCGCAGTTAAGGCGATTAAAGAATATCTTGTTCAGAAGGGCGGAGAGAAAACAATTAAGATTGTTGAAATCTTGGCTAAGAACGCAGTAAATGCAGTTGAGCAGGTATCATCTGAAACTGGGTACAAAGGAGAGGAGAAACTGGAACAGGCACGTATTAAGATTCGTGCAGAACTTAGCAAGTACAACATTCACATGAATGATAGTGACCTCGATACATTCGTTGAGTCAGCGGTCAAGCAAATGAACGATGCTTGGAAAGGACAGTAAAAATGGCAGTAAATATTGAAACAGCTATTGCTTGGATGCGAGCAAGACAAGGAAATGTGACTTATAGCATGGATCATCGTGATGGACCTTATTCATATGATTGTTCATCATCTGTATACTATGCATTGCGAGAAGCTGGGGCTTCATCTGCTGGTTGGGCGGTCAATACTGAGTATGAGCACGACTGGCTTATTAAAAACGGTTATGAGCTTATCGCTGAGAATACAGAGTGCACCGCTCAGCGTGGAGATATCTTCATCTGGGGCAAGCGTGGTGCTAGTGCTGGAGCGTTCGGGCATACTGGTATGTTCATTGACTCAGTCAACATCATTCATTGTAACTATGCTTATAATGGTATCTCTGTCAATGAACATGACGAACGCTGGCTATATGCTGGACAACCATATTTTTATATCTACCGCTTGGCCAATCCAAACGCTCAACCTGAAGAACCTAAAAAAGGCTGGCAAAAGGATGATAATGGCTACTGGTACGCTAGAGTTAATGGATCATATCCTAAGGAAGAGTTTGAGTACATTGAGGAAAACAAATCATGGTTCTACTTCAATGCAGAAGGATATATGGTTGCTGAAGACTGGGTGAAATACACTGACGGCAAGTGGTATTGGTTCGACAAAGACGGATACATGGCTACAAGTTGGAAGAAAATTGGTGGTGCATGGTATTACTTTAACCGTGACGGTTCAATGCAAACCGGCTGGGTGAAATACTACGACAAGTGGTATTACCTCGATGCAACAAATGGCGACATGAAATCTGATTGCTTCGTCAAATACAATGATGGCTGGTACTTGCTACTTCCTGACGGTCGCATGGCTGATAAGCCTGAGTTTACAGTAGAGCCTGACGGTCTCATCACAACTAAATAAAATAAAGCATAGAAAGGCTTTCAAAATTTAATTACACTAACCGCTGGCAATCGCTGGCGGTTTTTTTGTTTGCTCAAAATAAAAAAAGCAGTGACTGAAATCACTGCTTATCAGCTGTAGCAAATTCATAGAGCTTCTCTGCTGTTAGAAGGGCCATTTTGTCCATGCTTGTTTTTCCTTTTCTAAGGTCAGAAACAGTAGTCCACGGAACTCCAGCGCCTTGCGAAATAGCAGAAGTAGACATCGAACTGTCTAATAATTCTTGAATAACTTTTCTCATACTATTTGTCCTTTTTATTTTTGAGATAAATGTATACATTAATGGCAATTATAAAAATAGCTATTGCACTAACCATTGCTTTTCCTCTTTTCATTTGATAAAATAGAGGTGTGAGGGGCTTTCGCCCCCACCTCTTAGCGTTTACCTTTTTCTTTTGCGGGATTTCGGTTTACGCTTTTTGTTTTGCCTTGCGACCGTTATTGCGGTTACTAGACTTGCGATAGCAGTTACTGTTTCAGGAATATTGTCTATTGCCTTTTCAAGTAACCTAAGCCAATCTTCTTTGTTCAACTTCCTCACCTCCTTTCCTTATCTTGATTATATTATATCACGGTACACCGAGAAAGTCAAGCGTTTTGATAAAGTTTTTTTAAATTTCTTCAAAAAAAATAGACCTTGTCCAGAGGTCGGGGAGTTGGAGGGGACACCCTCAATGTAAACTATTAGAACTGAATTGCAGCCTTCTCAACTATACGGGCAAAGGTGAGTATGAAAATGAATACGAAAATGAATACGATTTAAAAAAATGACGAAAATTAACGGAAATGATTTTAAATAAAAATAAGCAAAAACTAAACTATTGATAAGTAACAGAAAGCATTTGTAAACATTTGTCACTTATACCATAGTTCGTGACAGTTCCTGTTTTTTTTGATAGAATCATACAGTATGCCACTGGGCACAAAGTAAGAACTGGGACTGTCTTTCCCAGCTTCGGAGGTAAAAAATGTCAGATTCGCCAATCAAATATCGATTGATTAAAA